GGAACTACCAATTGGTACTATGTTGTCAGCGTTTCTGGTTCAACCAATCTCAATGGAATCACTGATTGGGTGGCAGGGGATTGGGCAATCTATAACGGCTCTGCTTGGCAAAAGATTGACCAGACAAATCTAGTCACATCTGTTAACGGACAAACTGGAGTTGTTAGTCTAACTTATACAGATGTTAATGCAATTGGTTCAATCACATCAAATGATGGAAGTGTGACTGTATCAACTGCTTCTGGTATTGCAGATTTGAGTGTGACTGTTGCGGCATCGACTACCAATGTCGTTTGCCAAGTCAGAAACACTACTGGCGCAACATTGACCAAAGGCACTGTGGTGTACATCACTGGTGCAACAGGTCAATTGCCAACAGTCAGCAAAGCACTTGCAACTAGTGATACAACTTCTGCCCAGACTCTTGGTGTCATGTCCGCAGACTTGGCAAATAATTCAAATGGTTATGTAACCATCATTGGGTTGGTGACAGAAATAGACACATCTGCTTATGCGGATGGAGCGCAACTTTATTTGAGTCCAACAACTGCTGGAACTTACACAACTACCAAGCCTTATGCACCCAATCATTTGGTGTATGTTGCCATTGTTGAATATGCCCATCCTACACATGGCAAGTTGTTTGTCAAAGTGCAAAATGGCTATGAACTAGATGAGTTGCACAATGTCTCTGCTCAGTCTCCTAGCAATGGACAGACAATCATTTATAACGCCACCACATCTTTGTGGGAGAAAGCCAATCTAACGGCAGGAACTGGTGTTTCTGTAACCAATGGTGCTGGTTCTATCACTATTGCCAATACTGGAGTGACTTCTGTTAGTGGCACTTCACCAGTGGCATCTAGTGGTGGCGCAACTCCTGCGATTAGTTTGTCAAATGGTTATGGGGATACGCAAAATCCCTTTGCCTCAAAGACTGCCAATTACTTCTTGGCGGCTCCCAATGGTTCTGCTGGATCACCCACATTCAGGGCGATGGTTGCGGCTGATGTGCCTACACTCAATCAAAACACCACTGGTTCTGCTGGTTCATTGGCAACAACTAATTTCTCAATTGTACAAAGTGGAACCAAGTTGTTGTTCAAGTATGGGGCAACGACAATTGCATCAATGGACTCAACTGGAGTCATTACATCTGCAACCAACATTGTTGCAAATGGAACACCTTAAAGGAAAGTAAATCATGGCAACTCAAGTCTCACTTAATTCTGGTGCAGTGGCAAGTGCTGGTGCGCTTGCACTTCAAACCAATGGAACTACTGAAGCAGTCAGCATTAGCACTGGTCAAGTTGCAACTTTTGCACAGAATCCTATTCTGACCAGCGGCACTGCCAATGGTGTTGCCTACCTAAATGGCTCAAAGGTGCTGACCACGGGTAGTGCGTTGGTATTTGATGGTACGAATTTGGGTGTAGGTGTTACGCCGAGTGCTTGGGCTAGTGGATTAAAAGCAATTGAACTTTCTACTGGTGGGTTTGTTCAGGGCGAATCAAGCGCACTATCTATTGGTTCAAATGCTTATTACGATGGAGCTTGGAAATATAGAGGTAATGCTTTTGCTACTCGCTTGTCCACTTACAATGGTAAATTTGAGTGGTACACCGCCCCATCAGGCACAGCAGGCAACGCCATCACCTTCACCCAAGCAATGACGCTTGATGCTAGTGGGAATTTGGGTGTTGGTACTACAAGTCCCACATCAAGACTGCATATTGCTGGTGACTTTGCGTCAAACAAAAGCGACATTACTTTACAAAACACAGGCTCAAGCGGAAGAACATGGCGTATTGGCGATGGTGTTGGCGGGTATTCTGGCAGTTTGGTTTTCTTTGACGCAACAGCTTCTGCTGCTCGTATGTTGCTCGACTCCAGCGGTAACTTGCTGGTGGGGCAGACTGCACAAACAAATTTAGAGCGTTTTGGTGTAACGCAATCAGGTAATGGGCAAGTAATTTATGGTTATGCAACTGATTCATCTGCTTATACTCAATCTGTTGCTCTATTAAGGGGAGCAAGAAATACAACCAACGCTACATGGTCTTTTTTACGTTGTTATAACAATGCAGACAAACTATATATTTATGATTCTGGCAATGTTGTTAACGTAAACAATAGTTATGGCACTTTATCAGACATAAAAATAAAAGAAAACATTACAGATGCAACGCCAAAACTTGCTGATGTGATGCGTTTACAAGTCCGCAATTTCAATTTGAAGTCTGACCCTGACCATAAACAAATTGGTTTTGTAGCACAAGAATTGGAACAAGTGTTTCCTTCAATGGTTGATGAATCACCAGACCGTGATGAAGAAGGCAATGATTTAGGCACTACAACCAAATCAATTAAAACCTCTGTTCTTGTTCCCATTCTTGTCAAAGCCATCCAAGAGCAACAATCCATCATCCAATCCCTGACAGACCGAATTTCAGCACTTGAAGGAGCAAAAGCATGACAATTGTTTGGAATATCAGTCAGCTTGACAGACAAACCTCAGATGATTTTGTGACAACGGCCCACTGGCAAGCAGTTGCAACAGATGGAGACTACTCAGCATCTGTCATCAATACTTGCTCATGGGAAGGCGAACCCACTGTTTCCTATGAGTCACTGACTCAAGATGACGTTTTGGCTTGGGTGTGGGAATCTGTGGATAAAGAGGCAGTGGAGGCCGCTTTAGAGGCTCAGATTGCTGACCAAAAGGCTCCCAAGATTGCAAGGGGTTTGCCTTGGAACTGAATCTGACTTTGACTGTTGAAGAAGTAAATGCAATTCTCCAAGTTCTTGGGGATTTGCCTACCAAAACTGGCGCTTATCCTTTGGTAATGAAGATTAAAGGACAGGCAGAACCTCAGATTCCTCAAGAGGAACCAAAAGTTGAATCCTGAATTACAAAGATATTATGAAAATCGCTTCTCAATGATGGGCAGTGATGGGTGGAAAGAACTCATGGAAGATATTGACACCATGATTTCTGCCTTGAATAATATATCTGTGATTCCTGATGAACAAAGCCTACAATTCAAAAAAGGTGAACTTTCTATACTTACTTGGCTGAAAAACCTAAAACTGGTCAGCGAGCGAGCATACGAGGAATTAAATGAAAAGAATGTTTGAATTTGCCTGTGCAAACGGGCATAAAACCGAAAGACTGACTGATTATGAGGCGGTCAGTTTTAGGTGTGAGTGCGGTGAAACAGCCAACCGCATTCTTAGTGCGCCAGCTTTTAGGTTGGAAGGGTGGTCTGGTTCTTTCCCAACAGCACATGGGAAGTTCGAGAAAAGCCACCTTGACAAGTTGAAATCTGAACGCAAAGCCAACTCTTAAACAGAAATGTCGAGTTGATTCTCCTACAACCGAAACGGCAGGAAAAGGGAAAATATGTTGATTGATAATGAACCTGAGATGAAAAGTGAGTTAGAAGCCGAGGAATCCAAGCTATCTGACACCATTGCGCCTACAAGTCCAGGACTCCCTGATAAATACAGGGATAAAAGTCTTGAGGATATTATTAAGATGCACCAAGAAGCTGAAAAGTTAATTGGCAAGCAAGCGCAAGAAGTGGGGGAGGTGAGGAAACTTGCTGATGAACTCATAAAGCAGAACCTCAGTTCAAAACAACAACCTATTAAAGAGGAAGAACCTGAAGTAGATTTCTTTGAAAATCCACAGAAGGCAGTTCAAAAGACTATTGATAATCATCCTGATGTTCTTGCGGCCCGTCAAGCTGGCCTAGAGTTCAAAAAGATGCAGATTCAACAGAAGTTGGCGCAAGAGCATCCTGACTACACGCAGATTGCTCAAGATGCAAACTTTGTAAATTGGGTGAAATCTTCCCCAGTTCGCATGGGTTTGTATGCAAAAGCTGATGGTGAGTTTGACTACGATAGCGCCAATGAATTGCTCTCTACTTACAAAGAGTTGCGTGGCATCAAGGCAAAGCAGACTGAGCAAGCGGGTGAAGCCGCCAGGAAGCAAAACATGAAGGCCGCACAAGTTGATGTTGGTGGAACTGGTGAGAGTTCAAAGCGGATTTATCGAAGGGCAGACCTTATTCGGCTGAAGATGACCGATCCAGCCCGATACGATGCTTTAAGTGATGAAATCATGGCGGCATACGCAGACGGAAGGGTCAAGTAACTTAACTTTCGTTTCTAAGGAGAAACAACATGGCATATCCTACCCCTGCGGTAACTACGACTACCGCCGCAACATTCATTCCTGAGATTTGGAGTGATGAAATCGTTGCCGCCTACAAGAAGAATCTTGTGATGGCAAACTTGGTAATGAAGATGAACTTCCGTGGCAAGAAAGGTGACACTGTTCACATTCCTGCGCCCACCCGTGGTTCAGCAACAGCCAAGGCCGCAGAAACCGCAGTCACTTTGATTGCCGCTACTGAGTCTGAAGTCACTGTGTCGATCAACAAGCACTATGAATATAGCCGCTTGATTGAAGACATTGTGGAAGCACAGGCTTTGAACTCACTGCGTCAGTTCTACACCAATGATGCTGGTTATGCTCTGGCTCGTCAAGTTGATACCGACTTGATCCAGTTGGCTCGTTCAGCAAATGGTGGTGGCGGTACTGCCGCATACAACACTGCCTACATTGGTGGTGATGGCACGACTGCTTATGTTGCCGCAAGCAACAACGAGTCTGCTCTGACCGATGCCGCCATTCGCCGTACCATTCAGCGTTTGGATGACAACGACACCCCTATGGATCAGCGTTTCTTCCTGATTCCTCCCTCTAGCCGCAACACCTTGATGGGTCTGGCTCGCTACACCGAACAAGCATTTGTCGGTACTGGTGACGCTATTCGCACTGGTGAAATCGGTAACCTGTATGGTATTCCTGTGTTTGTGTCTAGCAACGCAGATACCACTTCAGGTTCTGGTGCTGCTCGGGTTTGTATCATGGGTCATCGTGATTCAATGGTCTTGGTCGAGCAAGTGGCAGTTCGCTCACAAGTGCAATACAAGCAAGAGTACTTGGCAACCCTGTTCACAAGCGACACTCTGTATGGCGTAGCCGCCCTGCGTAGTGCTGCTTCTGTGGGTGCAGCTAAGTCTTCTAGCTTCTTTGCTTTGGCTGTGCCAGCCTAATTGCAGTTGCCCCCCTGCCCATGTGGTGGGGGGTCTTTTTTAACTTGATTAGGAGAAATAAACATGGCAACCGCTTCAGCAGTTGTAACACGCCGTGGTAACGATCAGTTTCGTGGCTTGTTTTCTGACACTTGGGCTGTCAAATGCACATTGAACCCTGGTTCTTTGGCAGACGGCGTTGGTGAAACAGATGATGTGACAGTCCCAGGCGTTGCCCTTGGTGACATGGTGATTGGCGCATCTTTGGGTGTGGATTTGGTGGGTATTACTGTCACTGGTTATGTCAGTGCCGCTGATACTGTCAAGTTCCGCATTCAAAACGAGTCAGGTTCTACTGTGGACTTGGCATCTTCAACCTTGCGTATCGTTGTGGTTCGCATGGTTTAAGGGGAAGGGGGACATGATCCCCCTTTTCTGACTTGGAGGTTTTATGGCTACTTTTCGCTGTCTTCAGTCTGGCAACACAGTCAGTTTCACATTGCAACATGACATTGACTCCATGAAGGGTCACCAAGGATATGTTCGTGTTGATGAGCAAGAAGTTGAACCTGATGCCTATGATCCTGAAGCGGTCAGAAAAGACACTGCTTTTACGCCACCAGTTATTCGGCGCATGGGTCGCCCAAGGAAAGTTTTAAATGTCTGACATAGACGCAAGAGATTTTGGCAAGCTGGAGGCCCAGGTTGAGGCTCTCCAGAGTGAAGTTCATTCCTTGAGCCAGGATGTGAAGGCTTTGCTTGAATTGGCAAACAAGGGTAAGGGTGGCTTTTGGATGGGAATGACCATTGCATCTGCGATGGGTGGAGTGGTTACTTTTGTTGGCGAAAGGCTGATGAAATGAAAGGCTTGCTCTCAGGGAAATCGTGTCCCATTGCCACTCAGGATGTGTCTGTTAACCTGAAAAATAGGAATAACGCATTCAAGAAGTTTGGTTATGGCCCACCCAATCCCAATGAGGCAAACGATGCTTTTTGGCTGAAAAAGGCCAAGATGTATAACGCACCTACATCTGCCATCAAGAACATGAGATGCGGCAACTGTGCCGCTTTTATCCAGACTCCCGCCATGATGGAGTGCATTGTTGGCGGTTTGGAGAAGGATGAAAACAAGGGAGAGTTGTCTTATGACGAGAATTTTGTCAAGGCGGCTAATCTGGGGTACTGTGATTTATTCCAATTCACCTGTGCTGCGGCCCGTACTTGTGATGCTTGGAAGTCTGGTGGGCCAATAACCAAGGAAAAACGATGAAAAAGACACAAACATATAAAGACGCAAATGCAGCCTTAAAAGGAGCAAAAAAACGTGGAGAACCTTCTGTTACTTTTATGATTGCAGTTGGGAAACCTAAGATGCTTCCTAAAAAAGGTCAGCGAACCGCAACAAATTTAATGAAGAAATCAGGTCGTGGCAAATGAAAACTAAAGCGCAAAAAAAGATTAGCAAAGTAATGACAGAATTTGGCGCTGGAACTTTGCATTCTGGCAAAAAAGGCCCAGTGGTGAAGTCTCGCAAACAGGCAGTCGCTATTGCCCTGTCTGAAGCTGGCATGGCAAAGCCCAAAAAGAAGAAGATGAAATGAAAGAAGTTTGGGACAAAAAGCGCCCCAAGTCACTGGGAGCGTCCAAACCTCTGACACCCGCCAAGAAAGCGGCGGCTAAGAAGATGGCTAAAGCCGCTGGCAGGCCATATCCCAACCTAATTGACAATATGAGAGCCGCGAGGAAAAAATGAAATCTCCTGTTTGGCAGACAAAAGCTGGTCAAAATCCTAAAGGCGGCTTGAATGCCAAGGGCAGAGCGTCTTATAATGCGGCAACTGGCGGGAATCTAAAACCTCCTGTCAAATCAGGGGATAATCCCCGCAGAGCAAGTTTCTTGGCTCGGATGGGCAATATGGATGGCCCCGAGTACAAGAATGGTGAACCAACGAGACTGCTTCTTTCGCTAAAAGCATGGGGTGCTAACTCCAAAGCTGATGCAAAGGCAAAAGCTAAAGCTATATCCGCAAGGAACAAAGCAAAAGCGAAATGAGGCATCCCAATGACATTTCTTGAACTGGTCAACGATGTATTGATTCGTTTGCGTGAGCCTGTTGTAACAACTTACAACGAAACCACCTATTCCACCCTTATTGCCAAGTTTGTCAATGACACAAAGCGTCAAGTTGAGGATGCTTTTGGTTGGAATGCGCTTGGTCAAACTGTCACGATTAGCACTGTCGCTGGCACATACCAGTACGCATTAACTGGTGCTGGTCAAAAGTTCCAAGTTCTTGATGCCATCAACGCAACAAGCAACATTGGTCTGACAAACATCACATTTGTGGACATGAATCGTAAGCAGAATTTCTCTACGATTATGACGGGCATCCCAAGTGAATATATCTTTGAAGGCGTAAATGGTAGTTACGACACCAAAATCACGCTATATCCAAGGCCAGATGGTGTTTACAGCATCATGTTTGCTTTGGCAGTTCCACAGGCTACATTGGCGGCTGATAGCACTGTAATTCTTGTTCCTGATGTGGTGGTTGCACAAGGTGCATACGCCAGGGCATTGGTTGAGCGTGGTGAAGATGGTGGTCTGTCTTCATCTGAGGCTTATTCACTGTTCCGATCCATGTTGTCGGACTACATTGCTTTGGAGAGCAACCGCTATCCTGAGAATCAGGAGTTTGTCCCGCAATGACACAGCAAATCCAGACCTTTTCTGTATCGGCTCCAGGCTTTTATGGGGTCAACACACAGGATTCTCCGCTTGATTTAGCGGCTGGATATGCTGCGATTGCCACAAACTGCGTGATTGACCAATATGGGCGCATTGGCTCTCGCAAGGGTTGGTCAAGGGTAAATACATCCTCTGGCAATCTGGGTGCAAACAATGTTGGTGTCATCCATGAATTGGTGCAAACAGATGGCACTTTGACTGTTTTGTTTGCTGGCAACAACAAGTTATTCAAACTCAGTGGCACATCTGTTACTGAATTGACATATGGGGGGGGAGGGGTTGCCCCAACCATTACTGCAAGCAATTGGCAGTGTGCCTCTTTGAATGGAATCACATATTTCTTCCAGACAGGTCATGACGCATTGGTGTATGACCCTGCTGTCAGCACCAGCACATACAGGCGTGTAACCGAGAAAACAGGTTATGTTGCCACTGTTCCTCAAGCAAACATTGTTATCTCTGCTTATGGGCGACTGTGGGCGGCTAACACCACTGCTGACAATGTGACTGTCTATTTCTCTGACTTGTTGTCAGGGCATATTTGGTCAACAGGAACATCTGGTTCTTTGAATGTTTCCCAGGTGTGGCCCAATGGTTCAGATGAAATCACTGGTTTGGCAGCACACAATGGCTTTTTGTTAATCTTTGGCAAGCGTCAAATCCTGATTTACTCTGGTGCGACTACGCCATCGACAATGACTTTGAGTGATGCCGTGAGCAACATTGGTTGCATTGCAAGGGATTCGATTGCCAACACTGGCACTGATGTGATCTTCTTGTCAAACAGTGGTATTCGCTCATTCCTGAGAACCATTCAGGAAAAATCTGCACCTTTGCGTGACTTGTCTAAGAATGTCCGCAATGACTTGATGACGATTGTTGCCGCTGAGACAGCATCCAACATCAAGGCGGTCTATTCCGAGGCAAATGCTTTTTACCTGATTAACTTCCCAACAGCCACACAAACCTATTGTTTTGACACAAAGGCGGCTTTGCAAGATGGTTCTTCAAGGGTAACTGTGTGGGATTCCATCACGCCAACGGCTTTCCTTGCCAGACGCAATGGAGACTTGTTGATTGGCAAGAATGGGTATGTAGGAAAGTATGGGACATATCTTGACCATACATCCACATATCGGATGCAGTACTTCACCACCTATGCTGATTTGGGGCAGCCCAATGTCACATCTATTTTGAAGCGCATTGCTGTGGTGGTGATTGGTGGGTCAAATCAAGGCTTCATCATCAAGTGGGGATATGACTTCTCTGGTCAGTACTACTCAACGACATTGACGATTCCTGTCTCTACTGTTGCTGAGTATGGGACTGCTGAATATGGTGCAAATGGTTCACCAGTGGCTTATTACTCGCAGGGCATTGCTTTGCAGACATTGGTTGGTCAAACAACTGGTTCTGGCAAGACTGTGCAGACGGGTTATGAGACTGAAATCAATGGTTATCCTGTGAGCATTCAAAAGATTGAGATTCAAGCCAAGAATGGCAAACTAGTATAAGGATGTATCGTGAGTAACTACACCAAAACCACCAACTTTGCGGCTAAAGATGCTTTGTCGCCTGGGAACTCAAACAAGGTTGTCAAAGGTACTGAGATTGACACTGAGTTCACCAACATTCAGACTGCCATTGCCACCAAAGCAGATGGAACTTTTACAAACTTCAGCTTTGTTGAAAGCGGTTCATATCTGTATATCAGGGCATCTGGCACAGATGTGATGAAGATTGACACATCAGGGAATCTGACTGTGTTGGGCAACATTGTGGCTAATGGGACTGTTTGATGAAAGATATTCGTCAAATCCTTTCTGAAGACTTGGCAAAGAATTATGCTGGCTTTGCTATGACTGTTGATGCCTACTTTAATGGATTGATGAACTCACCAAAGACAGGCAACTTTGTTGTGCGTCAGGGCGACACATTGATCCTGACAAAGCAGATTGAGAACAACGGCATTGAATTTCATTGCATAAATGGTGAACGAGCCAAAGATTTAGTAATCAATGTGCAAAAGTATCTTGATGATTTGAAAGATCAAGGATTTGACTATGCCGTTACTTTTTACGACAACCCTCGGATCAATGAATTGATTGCACAACTTACTCATCCATCAGAGATAGAAAAAATAGATGATGGTCTATTCAGAACTTATAAAGCAACACTGAGGTTCAAATGGGCGCACTAGCACAACTCGATCCAACGCCAGCAATTAGCCGTGCAGTCACAAATGTTGTACAGCCAATTGAAAAAACAGTTACCCAAAATTTGGCGCAACTGGATAAGGATTTAAGCCTTTCTCAGAATGCTTTGCCAATCTTGGGCACTGCTGCGTTGGCGGCTAGTGGGCTAATTCCTGGCATTCCTGGCGTGGTTGGTGGTGCTACTGGTGCTGGTGCTGGACTTAGTGCGCTTGATGCTGGCATGGGAACTTATGGAGCCGCATCTGCAATGCCTGCCGCCTTGGGTGGTGGCGCTGCTGGTCTAAGCGCACTTGATGCGGGGATGGGTGCTTATGGAACAGGGTCAACAATTGGTGGTGCTGGTACTGCGGCAACTGGTGGATTAACTGCATCTCAAGCATTGGCTGGTGCAAATTTAGCAAAGAGTCTCTTAGGGGGAACTGGGATGGCAACAACTACTCAACAACAACAAGCACTTGGATCGCTTTTAGGTGGGCTTTTACAAGGTGCTGGAGGTCTTGTTCAAGGAGAAAAAAGTTCCGCCGCCGCTGAAGAACAAGCCAGATTGATTAACGAGGCTACTGGTCGGGCAGTAAGTGGCGCTCAATTTAGACCAGTTGGTACAACTACAAGATTTGGAACTAGCCAATTCCAAATTGATCCAGTTACAGGTCAATTGACAAGTGCTGGATACACAATAAGCCCAGAACTCAAGGCGATGCAAGACCGCATCATGGCTTTGTCTGGTTTAGGATTGACTGAAGCAGAGAAGGCAATTGGTCGCTATGCGCCTTTGACTGCTGGCGCAGAAGGTTTGTTTGGCCTGGGTCAGCAATACTTGGCTCAGACACCCGAGCAAGTGGCGGCAGATTACATGGCAAGACAACAGAATTTGCTTGCTCCTAGCCGTGAGCGTGAGCTTGCTCAACTGCAAAACAGACTGTTCCAAACTGGTCGAGGTGGTTTGTCTGTTGGTGGAACTGGTATGCGCCCAGGTGGTGGAGAGGGTCTACGGGCGGCATCTCCTGAGATGGAGGCGTATTACAACGCTATTGCTCAACAAGATGCGGCATTGGCGGCGCAAGCACAGCAGGCTGGTCAACAACAAGTCCAATTTGGTGCTGGTTTGATGGGTACAGGTGCTAACTTGCTTGGTGCTTATGGGCAAGGTTTGACAGGCGGTTATGCTCCATTTACAACTGGTATTGGTGTGGGCACTCAGCTTGAGTCTCTTGGTCAACAACCACTGTCTTTGAGCCAACAATTGTCAGCATTGAGTTCAGCCGCTGGTGGAAAGGCTGGTCAGTTGGGGATTGCAGGAACTACGGCAGGTGCTGCGGCAAGATTGCCTTCAATGCAATACAGTCCTTTGGCAAATATATTGTCAGGTGCTGGCGGCAACACTCAGTTTGGGAATATTTTGGGAACCACCATTGGAAATGCTTTCCCAAGTTTGTTGGGTTTGTTTAGTGGTGGCAATATCACTCCAACAGATATTTCTGGTGGATATAACACTTCAGCACTTTTAGGTTGGGAGTAATCATGGCAGAACCAAGTATCGTTCAAGGACTGTTCGGGATAACTCCTGAAGCCTATCAACAACAGCAACAGCGTCAAGCTATGCAAGATGCTATTGCTATGGCACAACTTGATCCTATGCAATTGGCTAGGGCAAATATCATGGCTGGCGCTAATCGTGCCGCTGGTGGTATTGCTGGTTTGATGGGCGCTGAAGACCCAATGATGCGTTTAATTAGTCAACGAAATGCACTAGCACGACAGTTTGATACCAACACTCCACAAGGTTTGATTCAGTATTCAAATGCTTTGCAAGCGGCTGGAGATGTTCAAGGTGCGGCATTGGCGGCAGATCGTTATCGTGCAATTCAAGGTGCTTTAATTGAGCAAGCACAAAAGTCTGCAACTGCTCAAAAAACACTAGCAGAAGCTGGCGCTTTGAATGTAAGTGCAATGGATAGAACTGCCCGAATCAATCAGTTGATGACAAAATTTGGATTAAGTGAAGATGAAGCGGCATCTGTTGCTTCCAATCCTGACCTTGTAAAGCAATACTTTGCACCAAAGACCACTCAAGGGTTTGAATTGTTGAAAACAGGAAAGTTCACTCCTGAAAGCATTGCTAATTGGTCTACTGACAAAGGAACACTAGAACTTGTTGATATGACAACAAAGCCAAGTGAAGATTGGTTAAAAACAGCTAGAGAACTTGGTCTTCCTGCCAAAAAGACATTCAATGATTACACGCCAGAACAAGTTGCACAAGTAAACAAGTTGGAATTTGATCGTCAGTTGCAATCAAAAATTGCTGGCGCACCAAAAACAACTGTTGACACCAATTTGCCTGGGCTTCTTAAACAAATTCAAGCAAGTCAAGAGGCAAAAGATCAAGGCGCACTTTGGACTAAGGCTGGAGATCAATACAAGGCTCAAATTGGCCTTACAAAAGACCTTTCTGACTTTAGAAAACTTGCTCCTGATGCCTTTACTGGTGCTGGCGCTTCTACTCTTACAAATTTGTCAAGAGTTTTGGGCGCTGTTGGAGTTCCAATTTCAGAAAAAGCATCAAATACAGAGTACTTGGAAGCACTGAAAAGTTCATTTGTTCAAAAGATTGCAAGGAATTTCCCTGGCAGTCAGGCACTCAAAGAGTTGGAACAGCTTATTCTTAGCCAACCAAATGTGTCTCAACAGTTGCCAACAATTATGAAGTTGATTTCTCGTGGACTTGATGAGGCAAAAGCAGAAACATCAATGTATGAGCAATTGGCGGCAATGCCTGAAGAACAAAGGTACAAAACAAACTCAAATATTTTGTATGGCAAGATTCGCAATGAAATTGACTCATACAGAACCATTGAGCAAAAAGCCTTGAAAGGTCAGGCAACCAAAGATGAAGCGTTAAAGGCAAAAGAACTTAAAGAAAGGCTTGGCCTGTAATGGATTGGGATCAATACCTCAAAAATCTAGAGGCTTCTGGAGGTCGAGTAATCGGCCCTTCTACATCTGCACAAGATGAAGCCAATCGACAAAGAACGCTTCAGTCTTTGGAAGCAGCTATTGCGCCATTTCCTGATATTCGTCCAAAAGAAGGCGAAACATCTATCCCAGGATTGTTTGGGATGGCGGCAGGAACTATCCCATTTATTGCGCCTCAATCAAGATTTGGCGCGGCAATGTTGCGTTTGGGTGAGGCCACTCCAGCAGTCACTAGGCCATTTGTCCCATCTTTAGCTGGCTCTGCCGTTGGCACAAGTGTTGGCAACTTGGTTGAGGCTAGCTTAACAGGAACAAATCCATTATCTAGTGAATTTGGCAAAAGATTTCTTCAATCAAACATTGAGAATGCTGTTTTTGATGTTGGTGGAAATTTGGCATTTTCATTGGCTGGAAAAGCATTTAAGGTTAGCAAAGATTCTTTGAAAGAAATTGGCTTTAATAAAGGCGCTTTTGATACCGAAGAATCTGCCGCAAGAAAGGCTGCTCAAGAGTGGTTTTCTAGTCGTGGAGCAACTCTTACAAGAGGTCAGCTTACTGGCAATGTTTCAGATCAAGCTATTGAAGGCGCATTGAAATATACAAGCGGTGCTGCATCATTTGCTGAACAACAAAAGAAAGTTGCTGAAGCATTACAAAAAGGCTCAAGAGAAGTCATTGATACGCTTGATACTTCAGATGCTTTTAAAGCGGCATTGCAACAAGGCGATCCAACTCAAATGGCAATTGGAGACAGATTCCAAAATGCTATTGCTGTTGCCGAAACTGCGATGAAGGACAAATATCGTCCTGTCTATCAACAAATGGAACAGCAAGGTGACGGCCTTATTGTTGATATTCGCAACTTAAAGTCTGATGCCCAAAAAGAACTTGATCGTCTTGCAAAAACAAAGTTTGCTGGTGCTGGCGCTGAAAAGAGGAAAGCCCTTGAAGACATATTGAAACAAGATGATGAAATTTCATTCAGTGTTGCACATGACTTGAGAAGCAACTTGCTTGCAGGCGCAAGAGAGTCGAAGAAAGAAGGCGTTGCAACAACTGTTCTTGAGGGAGCGTATAACAAATATGCTCAGGGCTTAAGAAATGAAATGGACAGGATTGCTGTTCTTACTTTTGGCAATGAGGAAGAAAAGGCCCTGGCACGAAAGTTAGGTTTGCTTGGTGGAGTAGATCAGCCAGGAGGTCTTAGAACAGGACAATATCTTGCCAACTATAAAGACCTTGAGACAATGAAGGATGCAATTGGTCGCACAAAAGCAACCACTGCAAACAATGCCTTATTGCGTGACTATTGGAATGCTCAAGACGAATATGCAAACGCAATGAAGGGTTTTTACAATGGGACTATCTCAAAAGCGTTGAAAGATGAGCCATCTGCTGTTGGCGAATATCTTTTTAACATTGACAGACCAGAAAGAACAAGAGATGCTTTCAAGGCAATTGTTGAAGCACAAAAGTATCTTCCAAAAGATCAAGCAAAAGGCCTGTACGATGAACTGCAATATGGGTTCTTAAGCAATGCTTTTAGCACACCAGATAACATTGCAAACTTTGGCAAAAAGATGCAAGACCCTGAGTTCAAGAAAACAATTGCATTTCTTTTCAAAGACTCACAAAAAGCCAATTTAATAAAAGACATTACAAATGCGGCTCAGTTTGGTACTGAAACATTTGCTGGTACAACTGCGCTCAGAACTCAAGGTGCAACAGCAGCAATGGGCGCGGCTCAAGCGGCTGGATTGGGTGGTCTTGCTTATTTAACATTGCCAGATACTGTTACAAATAAGATTGATTTGCCAAGCGCAATATCAACTGCTGGTGTTCTTTGGTTGACTCCAAAATTCCTGTCAAGAGCATTGACAAGTAAAGAAGGCGCTGATGCACTTGCAATGATTGCTAAAGGGCAAAACAATCCAAAGTATTTTGGTGCTGTTTCTGCAAAGATTGCAGAGCAACTAAACAAGTCTGGTGTCATTGATAGTGAATATATCAATGAAATTGAAAGGAAGATAAGACTTCCACAAGGCAATGTTGCTCCAACTCAAGCGACAACTGGAGGCGCATCTCCAGAAGGCATAAATTGGGACGCATACATAGAGCAAGCCAAGTAGGAGACAGACATTGATCCTCTCACCCTTCTGGCAATGGCAAATGGCTGTGTCGCAGCTATTCGCAAAGGCTGTGAACTCTACAAAGAGGTCAAAGGCACTGTCGCCCAGGCTCAAAAGACAGTTAAGGAAGTCCAAGCTATTGCTGAAGAAGTCGGTGGCTTCTTTGGTTTCTTCAAGAAGAAAAAGCCCAAGCCCACAGAGCCTGTTGTTGCGCCCAAGCCGAAAAAGGCTGAAGCCGAAGTTTGGGATGAAGGTCGTGTTGTGGCTGACTTGG